CGCAATCGTGAACTTGAGGCCTCTCGTTGTTGATTACACTGCAAAGGTGCGGGTATTTTGTAGGGTGGGGTAGGAACAAAAAAAGGGGACAAATTTGTTCCCCTTAGTCAGTATGTGAAAGTTCCGTTTGGCAGTCGGTAGTCTTTGTATCTCTTTATCAGCGTTTTCAGGTAGTCAGGATCGGTTGATATGCTTTCATTTTGGATAATTCCAGTGAAGAAAATTAAATCGCCAATCAGTTGCTTTTCTCTCTTAGATGGTGAATCTTTTATCTTCCGTTTGGAAATGATGGGCTGATAAGAGTTGAAGAAAGTGATAAAATGAAGGTAGAAGGCATAAGCCAATACGGAAGTGGACTCAGAGGTTTCAGACTTCATATAGGATTTTATACTTTGCCAGTTCCAATCGTCAGAGGTGTCAACATCTTCTTTAAGCCTTGAACATATACGAAGTATGGTAGGACAATCCTCAATGGTATATTTCTTCTTTCCAATGCAGAATGTGATCTTTGTCTCTTCTTTGAAAGTGGGAGATTGCAACGGGTGAAGTTCTGTATTTTCCGTTATTTTGTCAATGATGGTTTGTAAGGTTGTTAATGAGGATATATGTTTGATCCCATCCGTGCATTGATTATAAGAGAAATCATATACGAATAATAACAAATGCCAGAATTTCTCAATGTCCATTTCAAAGAAAGTTAGTGTCTCTCCAAATTCTTCACGGGATAAAAATTCATTCAGTCTTGCTTTCAATTTATCCAGCTTCTTCAATCCGCTTTTGGTTGCAGAAGTATTGTAACGTGAGATATACCGCTCCAATAATGGCGATCCGTAGAAATCCTCAAAAGGTTCGATTAATGTAGCCAAATGAAAGACATACCCCAATGCAGGAAGTTGATCGTCATGGGGTAATTTGTCTGGAAGTGTAAACATGAGATTCTTCTTTTAAATGGTGATTGTGCAAAGATAAAGGATAAAAAGAATCCCGTCCCCATTTCTGGAAACAGGATTCTTGGGTTTAGAGTAGGTTTTTCATTGCGTCTTCCATCTGGTCATTACCGAAGCTGTCCAGATAGATTTGGGTTACTCTCTCTGAACTGTGTCCCAAAGCCTCACAGATTAAAGAGGTATTGACACCTGATCTCTTTAAGACTGTGGCGAAACTATGACGTCCGCAGTGGAAAGTGATAGGCTATGCAAGAAAAAACATGCAGGTGAAGTTTGAACGTAAGTCGTTTGAAATGAACGATGTTTCAGTATTCTGCCAAGTAGGGAAAATGCAAACGGCAACGGAATATTGAGGTTGTTCAGTTACCAAACCGTTAGCCGGGCAGTTACCGAAACGGATGTCGGTAACGGAATGAAGTAAAATGAAGTCCTCACCGTTTTGTTTGCGCTCATACACAGTGTTTTGCATATCAAGGAACGCTTATACGGCAAGTAATTTTGCACTAAAAAATATAAGCGTATGAAAGTAGAAAAATTCAAGGTGCTGCTCTACCTCAAAAAGAGCGGGTTGGACAAGTCGGGTAAAGCCCCGATGATGGGAAGAATCACGGTGAACCGCACAATGGCGCAGTTCGGATGTAAGCTGTCCTGCACACCGGAACTCTGGAACCCTCGTGAAAGCCGTCTGAACGGCAAGGGTAAGGAAGCGGTGGAAACCAATGCCAAGATTGACAAGTTGCTGCTGGCGGTGAACACGGCATTCGACAACCTTGTGGAGCGCAAGATTGATTTCGATGCCGCCGATGTGAAAGACCTTTTTCAAGGCAGCATGGAAACGCAGATGACGCTCATGAAAATGACGGACGTTGTCTGTGACGACCTCAAAGCCCGTATCGGTATTGACCGTGCGAAAGGGACTTATCCCGGCTATCACTATATGCGTCTTACACTCGGCGAGTTCATCAGACACAGGTATAAGGTCAAGGACTTGGCTTTCGGGCAATTGACGGAGCAGTTCATTCACGACTATCAGGCTTTCGCCACGGAAGAAAAAGGCTATGCGATAGATACTGTCCGCCACCATCTTGCCATCCTGAAGAAGATTTGTCGCCTTGCCTACAAGAAGGGGTATTCCGAGAAATGCCATTTCCAGCATTTCGCCCTGCCCAAGCAGTCCGAAAGGACGCCACGGGCATTGAGCCGCGAATCGTTCGAGAAAATCCGTGACGTGGAAATACCTGCTTACAGAAAATCCCACATGCTGGCACGTGACCTGTTCCTGTTCGCCTGCTACACGGGCGTATCATACGCCGATGCGGTTTCCATCACGGACGAGAACCTGTACACGGACGACAACGGGGCATTGTGGCTGAAATACCGCAGGAAGAAAAACGAACACCGCGCGAGCGTGAAGCTCCTTCCCGAAGCGTTGGCGCTGCTTGAAAAATACAAGGACAAGACAAGGGAAACCCTGTTTCCTTTGCTTCGCTGGTCAAATCTCAGGCGGCACATGAAAGCATTGGCGGCACTGGCAGGCATCAAGGATGACTTGTGCTACCATCAGGCGAGGCACAGCTTCGCTTCGCTGATTACGCTTGAAGCGGGTGTGCCGATAGAGACCATCAGCAGGATGCTGGGACACTCCGACATTTCCACGACACAGGTCTATGCCCGTGTCAGCCCAAAGAAACTTTTCGAGGACATGGACAAGTTCATAGAAACCACCAAAGATTTTCAATTAGTTCTTTAACCCTTTAATACAGAAAACGATATGCGAAGCACATTTTCACTCTTGCCCTATATCAACCGCAGCAAGGTGAAGGCTGACGGAACGACCGCCGTACTCTGCCGTATAACCATTGACGGGAAGCAGACCGCCATCAGTACGGGTATCTATTGCCGTCCGGAAGACTGGAACAGCAAGAAGAACGAGATAAAAACTATACGGGAGAACAACCGCTTACGTGAATACCTGCGGCTGACGGAGGAAGCCTACAATGAGATACTGAAATTACAAGGCGTGGTCAGCGCGGAGATATTGAAGAACCATATCACCTTGAACAACATCCATCCGACCACCCTCCTGCAAATGGGTGAATGGGAACGGGAGCGGTTGAAGAAACATTCCGAGGAAATAGACTCCACTTCTTCCTATCGGGCTTCAATGTACTACCAAAAGTACCTGACGGACTTTCTTACGTCCATCGGTAAAAAGGACATTCCTCTTGAAGAAGTGACGGAGGATTTCGGTAAGTCCTACAAAGCCCACTTGAAGAAATGCAAGAACTTCAGGGTTTCCCAGACCAACCATTGTCTGCGTTGGCTGAACCGACTGTTGTACCTTGCAGTCGATAAGGAGATTCTCCGTGTAAATCCCTGTGAGGACTTGGAGTATGAGACAAAGCCGGAAGCAAGACATAGGTACATCAGCCGTGAGGAGTTCAAGAAGATACTTTCCACGCCGATGTATGACAAGCGGATGGAATTGGCAAGACGGGCTTTCATCTTCTCGACCCTGACCGGGCTGGCGTATGCGGACATACAATTGCTGCATCCGCACCATATCGGAACGAATGCGGAGGGCAGACGCTACATCCGCATTAACCGAAAAAAGACAAAGGTGGAGGCGTTCATTCCCCTGCATCCCATAGCGGAGCGGATATTGTCGCTGTACAACACGACCGATGACGAGAAGCCCGTGTTTCCTCTTCCCAACCGTGATGCCCTATGGTTTGAGGTTCACGAGTTGGGAGTAACCATAGGGAAAGAGGAAAACTTGACCTATCATCAAAGCCGGCACAGCTTCGGAACTTTCCTGATTTCAGCGGATATACCGATTGAGAGTATCGCCAAGATGATGGGACACTCCAATATCAGGACGACACAGGGATATGCACGGATAACCGATGATAAAATCTCCAAGGACATGGACAAACTGATGGAACGGAGAAAGGAAGTATCGGCTGGCGAAAAGACAAACAGCATAGATAATCAATATCCAATCAACTCATTATGAACATGGGAATCATAACAATCAGCGAAATGGGTGCTGTCATTATGCCGACCGCACCTGTATGGATGACCAAGTTTGAGATTGCCGACCTGTTCGGTGTGTTCTCATGTGATGTCCACAAGGCGATTCATTCCATCTATAAGAACAAGGAACTGAATGAAGCCGATACAATGCGATATATCAGACAACTGGACGGTATCAGTTATGACGTTTACAACCTTGAAATGGTCATAGCCGTTGCATTCAGAATATGCAGTAAAGAAAGTATCCTGCTCAGACGGTTTGTAATAAGTGAAATCTGCGCCATCAAGAGAGAGGCTCCGATTACATTACTTGTTTCCTATGGCAGAGGCAATAACCTATGGTATAGTTGAAGACTATTCCGTCAGTCACTCGTTCCCGATCCACAGATGCAAAGGTAGCGTATGGCTTTGACGGCAGAGGCAAGGTCAGGCGGTGATGCCGTTTCAGGCAGAATCTTCCTCAAACCTGTTTGAGTGTATTCAGCCTGAAAACCTTGTCACTGCCTGCCATACGCTTGAAGAGCATCCGGCAACGGAAACAAGCGACTGACGGAAAAATCAGGAGATAGAAAGGAACGGCTTACAGACGAAGTGGAATATTGATGCTTCATCCGTAAGCCGTTCCTTTTTTTGCCGAAAATCCATTGCTGACGCAATCACAGGGCAGACGGCAAATTGCGCTCCTTCAAGAAAATCATGTGCCTGTCAGCCGGTAGGCGGAGCGGTAGCCGTCATTCAGCATCCTTTCGATGTCGGATTCACGGTAGAGGATTTTACCGCCCAACTGGATATAGGCTATGCGCCCTTCGTTACGGTAGTCCTGAAGCGTGCGGCGGCTCACTTTCAGCCGTGCCGACACTTCCTTGTCGGTGAAAAAACGCTCGCCGCCCAGTGTCGGGCGGTAGTTGGCGGTCAGATGCTCTACATTGTCAAGCAATCGGTCAAGACTGCCCATGAAGTGGATTATCCACTCGTTGTCTTTGTTAATCAGTTCGTTCATTGCTGGGATTTAGTGGAATTATTGTTGTTACTCTATTCGGTTATCAGATTGTCCTGCCTTTGAACCTTGCTTCTTTTCTCCTGTCCTCCACGATAGAGACGATACGTTTCACATCTTCGGGACGGTAGTAGGTCTTGTGGTTTATCTGCGAGTAAGCCAATGTGCCGTTATCACGAAGCGTCTGCAATGTTCGTGGGCTGATGTTGAGCATCCGGCACACGTCCTGATTGTCCATCCACTCGCTCATTCTCTTTTCCCCGTGCCGATGGCAGATGGCATCCATACGGCGGACGAAGCGGTCGAACTTGGCGACCATCGCCTCAAAGGTCTTTCTTTCGATTGATACGATTTCCATATTGTCTTTCTTTTAGTTGGTATTGTTTCTTTTGCCGCAAAGGAATATATAATCTGCTGCTCTGCAATGGATTTGCCGAAAGTGGCAGCGTGTTGCGCCGATACGGTAGCCATTGTCCGTGGGTATCATACAGAAACGGTTCTTTTCGCATGAATGCTGTTCAAACAGAAAGGCTGACTATTTCACAATCCGCTTATTTAATAGTTCTCTATATAGTTGTGTGGTGAAACAAAGTTTTGGTCGTTTGGAGAGTGACAACATTACGTCATGAAATCATTAAATCAATGTATCATCAAATTGTCAGACAACCATTGTTTGATTTTCCTCAATACTCGTTTGGGCAGGTATTCAACAAATCCTTTTGATAAGTATTTGAATTTCTCTATTCTCATGTACTCAGATCTTTCATCTTTTGAATCATTGTTTGACTAAATAAGGAAATGATTGAACCTGCATTTCGATAAGTGGCTGCATATTGCGTCAATAGGTAGCCATTGTCCGGTTCAAACCACTGTCCGATACCGTGTTAAGGGCGTAACTTTGCACCCGAACAGTGAGGAATACCCGGATGAAGCGACTTGGAGTTTGAAAGGTGTTTTCCCAATCCGACAAACGGAGGATTTTTGTGTCCTCAAAGACACAGCAAGGTATGTTTTCAGTTACTCGGATGTTCCGGAGTAACTGAAAACCCTTGCACCGCCGTGGGCAGAATTATCCTCCGAAGTCGGATAATTTCAATCTTTCTTTATCAGAGATTAGACAGTGAACAAACCATAAAATTGAAAGAATAAGAAGCATGAAAAAGAAGAGTAAATACGGGAGAAGTCCCAAGCTGAATCCGAAGACGCACTGCGTGATGGTGCGCTTCGATGATGAGGAATGGAACAAGTTCCTCACGATGTACGAGGAATCACAGGTATATGCGAAAGCCGTCTTTCTCAAGGCGCACTTCTTCGGGCAGAAGTTCAAGGTGTTAAAGGTGGACAAGGCGATGCTGGAATACTACACCAAGTTGTCGGACTTCCATGCCCAGTTCCGCTACATAGGCACGAACTACAATCAGGTTGTCAAGGAGCTACGCATCCACTTCTCGGAGAAGAAGGCGATGGCGTTGCTCTACAAGCTGGAGAAGTGTACCATCGAC